GTGCATTTTGAAAAGTAGAACCTAATTGAGTTGTAGTAACACCTCTATCATAAAATTCCTGTATTTGTAATGTACTTCCACTCATTGCATATGCAGTTGAAAAATTATCATATGAAGAAAGTAATTCAGTTAACTTCGTAGCTTGTGTTCTTCTAACTGCTATTGTTATAAAACTTCCTGTAGCTTGGTTTCCTATTGTATTTACTGGATTAGTTACACGTTCATTTCCTCCCTGTACAAAAAATAATTCATCGTTCTGAGGTGTATGATATATTTTAAATAAATCAGTACCATATTTAATTATATCATATTGTCCATTAAAGTCTTGATTATATAAACAAAATAACCATGTTGAAGATGATGGTTGATTATAAGATGAACTTAAATTCAATGTACCTAATGATAATAAACTACATCCCTCATCTATATATCTATAACTTCCACTCACAATATTTAATTGAGTTGCTGTTGTATTTCCAATTGAACCTACATTATATATTATACTTCCACTTTTAGGATATGATGTTGTTATATTAACATCATAATGTAATAATGCAGTTGTATCAGGTGTTGGAGTTGGAATATTATTCCCTCTAAAATAAGAATAGTTAATATACATATTAGTTCATTGATTTTACTGCTACTGTGTACAAAGATGATGTATCAAATGCTACAAATGTTAATATATCTGCAACATTTGTAAATACTGATGCTGTATAAGAAGAACCTGTTACAAATTTTAATGAAGAAGGATATCTTACACTACCACCACTTATTTGATTAATTCTTATAATAGAAGTTTCCCCAGCTCTTATATTTGTTGGATTTAAGTATGTTACTGATGAAGTAGGTAATGTTAAATTAAAGAAATTACCTAAACTTAAATCTATGCTAGCAGTTGAAGATACTATTGTTACATTTATAACTTCTCCTGCAACTGAGCCAGAAAATGTTTGACTACTACTAAATGTGTTTGAACCAGTTGTTGCAAATGTACTATGTGCAAATGCATTTGAAGAACTTAAATTATTTATATTATTACTTTGTGTTGCATCTGTTAAATAAATACTTGCACTTAAACTTGCTGTGTTTGCTAATACAAATGCGTTAGTTGCAAATGTTGCTACTAATGAAGAACTATATGCTGCAAATGATGCACTATTAGTTGTAATCTGTGATTGAAAACTTGCACTATCTGCTTTATATTGAGAAGAACTAAAGTTTTCTAATAAATCTAATCTACTGTCTACTGATTGAGAAAATAAAGTTACATTACCAATTCCACTAATAGTAGAAGAACTAATATCAGATGTTACTTTTAGAGAACCTGTACTATCTACGTTACCATTGATTCTTGTACTTCCTGTTACTTCTAAACTGCCACTTACTTTTACTCTACCTATTAGGGTTTGAGTATCTATATTTGCTTCATCACCGATTATGTTTGAACCACTCGTAAAGATAATAGATGAACTTTCTATTGTTACATCTAATTCATATGCTGATATTCTACCTTTAACATATAAGTTACTTGCACTTATGTTTCCACTTGCACTTATATCATTTACACTTAAATCATCTCTTACCCAAAGTGAACCTGTAATATCTTCACTTCCACTCACACTAAAATTATAATACTGAACACTAGGGTTAGTAAAATAATAATTACCAAACCATACTGCCGTATTTTGATTTATTGTTAATTCTACAAATTGTGAATTTACATATTGTTTATTTGTTACAACTGCTCCACTTACTAAACCATTACCATATACTGGCCATCCAATTTGTACTTCATTTACTGTTGGTGATGCTGCTGATCCACTTGCAAACGAACCTGTAATTCTGATAATTGAATCTGTAAAATAATTACCACTATTTACATAGGTAGGAGTTGATGATGTTACTGCTGTATTTATTGTAACCGAACCTGTGATATCTAATCCTCTTCTAATCCCCAATGTTCCTGCTAATGTAACATCACCTGCTGTGTTTACATTTACACCAATACCATTTCCTAAACCATCCTGAATTTCAGTTAGTGTAGAACTAGCTGTATTATTACTCGCTAAGTGTAATAGAGATATGAAACTCTGTGATATGTATAAATTACTTAAACTTCCCATTATATTCTATTTTTATATTTTAATTTTGTGACCATGTCCTTGTTACTACTACTGACCCACTATTCCATGTTTGTGGTGTTGTACTCCATATCTTTGGAGAAATCCACAACTCACATACTGAACAACTCACATAGTTTTGATAAGGTAATGCTAACACTTTTAAGTTAACAAAATCCCAATCATCCGTATTATTAATTTGTTCTATAATCGTATAACACTTTAAGTTATCATACGAAGTTGTTCCATCATTTGAGTTTAGAGTATACTTACTACTAAACACCTGTCCAATACTCCCACTCTCATTCAATACCGCCTTATATCTATCACCCGTCTCACACTCTTCAATTACAAAACCACTACCCGAAGGATTAACTAAAAAAAAAAGACAACGATTTTTATCATTGTGAGTAGTTAGGCTAAAGGTTGCCACCCATCCTGCCAGTCCGTTGTTAAACCTATCTGAGAACGGAACACATCCTATTTCTCCATCTATCTCAAACCCTGCTACTCCTCTTTGTGTATATGATGTTAAATCGTTTAATATACCCAATGTGTTATTGTGTATATCAATTGTATCATCTACACCTTTGAAGTAATCTATACTTTGTTGGTTAAGAGAACCTGATGATTCGTTATTCTTATTTTTAATTTTATCTGCTACCGTTAACTGAACTGTATATGTTGTTACATTAGTACCAAATTCAGAATTAGTAATCAATACATTCCCAACAGGATATGCTGGAAATTCCTTTGTATCAAAATCAGTTAAATCACCATATGTCGCAACTCCAATAGAAGGATGATTCTTAAGTATTGTTCTAAAATAATTAAGAATGTTGTAGTATAGTGTATAATTTATACCGGTATTATGAACAATTTGTTGACTCATAGTTATTATAATTGTATTCCACCAAAGTATTGATTCGTTTGGTCAGGATATATTTGTGTTTGGTTACCAACTGATTCTAAGTATTGAGGTATCTCATTTGAATATGCTACCAAATAGTTTTGTAATCTAAGTGCGTAGTAATCTGCGTTATTCAATGCCTTATTCAAAAGATAATCAATCTCACTCTTTGAAGGTGTTACTGCTTGTTCTGATTGTTGTTTAACTGCACCATTATATTTGAATTGAATTGAACTGAATGGAATATATTCTACACAACCATACCATATCAATGAATTCTTAATATAATCATTTAAAAGGTCTTGATAATATATTGATAAACCACTTACTGTATTTGCAATAATTTGTGCTGATAAATAATCATACATAATTGTTCCAATAAGATTCTTAATATATTTTTTCTGTGCTGTAACTACAAAAGGTAATAATGCATCAGCATCAATTGCACCCTGTAATGGAGTATTCTTTATTATATCATTTCTTGTTATGAAAAGTGCTTCTGCCATAGTTATTTATTTTTTAGTATTTCGTAATCTCTTCCAAAGAAAGCCGATGATGCGTTAACAATAGTTGTTTCTTCACCAGGTCCATTTCCTCTACCATTTTGAGGTGTATTAGTAGGTCTATCTATATCAGTTGTTGTTTGGTCACCACTATCTTCTGTTGTAGCTGGATTTTCCATATTCTTATTAGTTTCATCTGCAACTTGCTCTACTGTCTTACCCGTCTCTTCTGCTTGCTGTGAAAGAATTACTAATGGAGTTAATTGGTCAAAGTATAATTCTAAATCATCATATCCACCTTTTGTTAGGGCTTCATCTAATGTATTTAAGATTAAGTTTTGAAATGGAGATATCGTCATTGTTTGTAAGATACTATATGCCGTTTTCATTTCCTCTGATTGAGACGAGAAACCATTTGCTTCTGTTCTGATACCAAATAAAAGGGGTGAAGTAATTCTATGTGCTACTAATATACGGTCTTGTGCGTAAGTTGCAACATAATTAAACTTTTCATGTAAGTTATCAATCTGAATAATATCAATAGTTGGTTTAGTTGTAGGGTCATCATTGAAAGATGTCATAAACCTACCTGCGTTCTTAGTGCCTGTAAACTTAGCCTGAATTAAATCTTCAATAGTTTGTCTTTCCTCAGGTGCTGGAATACCATTATTAAAGTTTACCATTACTGCTGGAAAGAAACCATTCTCAATATTGTTTAAGTGTAGGTTACTTAATTCTGCTTCTACATAACTAAATTGTAATGCTGAAACCCAATCAGGTAAAGAATAGTAATATAAACCAGGTGAGTAATTCTTAATATAAAGTATTTCACATTTCTCATTAGATGTTCCAAATGCAGGTAATTTCTTTTTATTCTTAACTGCTCTTTGGTCTAACCAATCTGTACAATAGTAATAGTTTTCAATTTTAGGTTCGTTGTATAACTTCTCTGCTCTTAAATACTGAACAGGAACGTGATAAAACTTAATTACTTTGGTATGTGTATCATCCCAATATACTTGATATGCTGCGTTACCATATAATTTTAAATCAAAACTGACTCTCTTTGTTTCTTCCTGTGGAATTATCTTTTGTAAAGTTTCATTCAAAGATTCATTCTTGCTGTATAATCCTTTTCCATATATTAAATCTGCTATACCTTCTACACACGCTGCTGTGGTAGTAGAAGTATTATGTGCAACAGTTATAGATTGAAAGAAATCATCTTGTCCAAATACACCGAATGGGACCCATTGATAACGAGTTTTAGTATCTTCAAATACATTTGGTAAATCCTGTGTACCTAAGTTTACTATTGAAAACGATTGTTGAAATTTTTTATTTGTCATATTATGTTAATATTATGTATTCATTTGTAGATACATTAGATTTGAAAGTATCTCCTACTGGTATTTGGTTTGTATAAACAGATTTAGATTCAAAATTAAAACTCTGAGAAGCAAATACTTGTAAACTACCATGCCACACAGGGTCTAAATATCTACTACCTGTTCCACTAGCTGATACATATGGAGTTAAATACATTCTATATTGAGAACCTGTTGTTACATTATCCGCTGATGTTAATTGAAAAGACATAGATACTATTGATTCATATCTATCATAACTAAATTGACCAGGA